GAGAGAAAGGTGCTGAGATTGTATCGGCTGCTGCTGATAAAGAACAAGCAAGGTTAAGTTTCTCGATAGCTAAACAAATGGTTTTACAAGAACCTAGCCTTATCAAAAGAGCAGGTACTTATCGTGACTCAATCACTTATGATAAAGTTGGATCGTACTACAAAGTTATTTCGGCTGATGCAGATACCAAGCACGGACTAAATCTCTCTTGTTGTTTACTGGATGAGATTCACTCGCACAAGAATCGTGACCTTTACGATGTGTTACTTACCTCTATGGGTGCTAGAAAAGAACCTCTAATGTTAGGAATAACTACGGCAGGGGCAGGTAATCAGAAAGACCACATATCGAGAGAGCTTTATGACTATTCTAAAAAATTAATTGAAGGTTCTATTGATGACGATTCGTTTTTAGCAGTTGTTTATGAGGCTGATGAGGGAGATGATATTTTTAGCGAAGAGGTTTGGAAGAAAGCGAATCCTGGTTACGGAAGTATTGTGACTAAAGAGTATATGCAACAACAAGCTATCAAAGCAAAAAATGAACCTTCATTTGAGAATACTTGGCGTAGACTCCATTTAAATCAATGGGTTGCTAACGAAACTAAGTGGATTAGTGATGAGAAGTGGATGCTGTGTGATGGTGAGGTAGATAGAAGTTATCTAAGAGGTAAAGTTTGTTACGCAGGATTAGACCTTGCAAGTACACGAGATATTACTTGTTTAGCTTTATTGTTCCCTGATGACGAGGGTGGTTACGATATAATTAACTACAATTTTATTCCTGAAGAGAACGCTAAAAAGAGGTCAGAGAGAGATAAAGTAAATTATGATAAGTGGTACAGAGAGGATTATGTTATCTATACTCCTGGAGATGTAACTGACTACAACTACATAAAGCAAAAAATTGTTGAGTTAAGTGAGATTTATGACATTCAGATAGTTGCATACGATAGATGGAACTCAAGTCAGCTAATAATCGACCTGACTGAAGATGGATGTCCTTGTATTCCAGTAGGTCAAGGATTTAAAACTATGTCACCTGCAACTAAAGAATTTGAAACATTAATTCTTAGTGGTAAGATTCGTCACGGAGGCGATCCTGTCCTTAGATGGATGATGAGTAACGTAGTTCTTACGCTTGACCCTGCAGGTAACGTAAAACCTAACAAAGCAAAAAGTAACGAAAAGATTGATGGTATCGTAGCTTGTATTATGGCACTATCTGAGGCTATGGAAAATAAAAACAAAGGTGGCTCGGCTTACGATGACAAAGAAATATTTTTTATCTAAGAACGAGATAGTAGAAAAAGAGTACAACTCGATTAGAGAGATTTGTACTAATGTTCTTAGGAGTAACAAAGACCTTAATCTTCTTGATGATTTAGCGCAAGAAGTTTGTTTAATTCTGTTAACTCAAAGTGATGAGTCTGTTCAAACTATATATGAAAGAGGTCACTTTAAATTCTACATAGCTAGAGTAATTACTAATCAAGTATTCTCTAGTACTTCACCATTCCACAAGAAGTACAGACAACAAATACCATTTATAGATATAGACGATACTGAGTACAATCCTTTGGCTGATAAAGTTTGGATTGATATACATCACTTGCTTACTAAAAAGGAAAGAGAAATAATCGAGTTAAGGTATGTTTATAATCTAAAAGTAACTGAAATAGCCAAGATAAAGAAAGTATCTACAAGGCAAGTTTATAAGTATCTACAAAGGATTACAGGTTATTTGAAAAAAAAGTATAAATAAAAGGTTCACAAAAACAGGTTTTATATATATCTATATGGATAAGGTACATTAAAACCACTAGGGATTTGGCAAACATTTTAGATTTTTTCAGAAGAAAACCACAAGTACAACCTAACCAAGAGGAAAGGTTTTACAATACAAGTTTATATGGGAACGCTACAATAATGGGCAACTCATCTAACCAACCAATTTCAAAAGAACGTTCTCTACAACTATCAACAGTTTGGAGCTGCGTAAAAGTAATCTCTGAAACAATAGCTTCTCTACCTATCTCGTTATACGAAAAAGATGCAGATAATAAAAGACATATCTTATCTGACAATCCACTTCACTCTTTAGTAGGAGAGCAACCTTCAACTCTCTACAATTCTTTCAGTTTTTTTGAAAGAGCTTTAGTAGACCTTTGCCTTGATGGAAATTTCTTTGCTTACATTGAAAGAAACAATGGTGGTCTACCTACTCAAATAATCCCTATCCAATGTGATGATGTAAGTGTCTATGTATCACCTGATGGTAGAGAAGTTTATTATGAAATAGACCAAAACGAAACTATACCTTACCCTATTAGTGGTAAAGTAACTTCAGAAAATATGATTCACGTTAAAGGATTATCTACTGATGGAGTTATGGGTAAGTCACCAATACAGAGTGCAGCAGAATCTTTAGGTATATCTTTATCTATAGAACAATTTGCAGGTTCTTTCTTCAAAAATGGAGCCTCTATCGGGGGAATCCTCAAACATCCTGGCGTGTTAAAACCTGAGACTGCTAAGAGATTACGAGCTAGTTGGAATCAAACTTATAGTGGTTCGATTAATGCAGGTAAAACTGCAATTTTAGAAGAAGGAATGGACTTCTCTCCACGACAGATTCCGAATAATCAGGCACAATTCTTAGAGACTAGACAATATCAAATTAGTGATATTTGTCGTTTATTTAGAGTACCTAACCATCTAGTGAATGAATTAAGTAACGCCACTTACTCTAATATCGAAGCACAGCAAATAGATTTTGTGGTACACACTATCACACCTTGGATTAAGCGTATTGAGATGGCTTTAAATCAAAAGTTAATTCCTTTCAATAAGAAAGGCTCACAATATTTTAAATTCAACTTAACTGCTCTTTTAAGAGGTGACTCTAAGTCGAGAGCAGACTATTATAGAACACTTGTAAACATTGGTGTTATTTCACCTGATGAGGTTAGAGCTTTTGAAGATATGAACTCTATGGGTGGACCAAGTGAAAATGTTTATATGCAAAGTAATATGATGCCTTTAGATAGTTTAGGCGAATCAACAACAAGAAAAGATATAGAATAATATGGCACTAAGTCAAGACGAAAAGAAACAAAGAAGGTCAAAAGATAGAAGTAGAGCAGGTAATGAATTAGGTTATTTTGCTGATTCAGTATCAAATAGTGATACTAATAATTTAGATTCTAAAAGAGCGCAACTATTTGTAGGTACTGGTGGTAACCTTAAAGTTGATTTAGCAGGTGGTTCTACTGTTACATTAAAAAACATACCTTCAGGAACTTATCTAAGAGGTATATATGTAAATAAAGTATATAGAACTGGTACAACTGCAAGAGATATAGTAGCGATTTACTAAGTGGCACTAAAAGATATAAATACTACCCCTACTAGCGGAATGAGAGAAGAGGCTCGTAAAGGCTTAGAATGGAGAAAAGAATATGGTCGAGGTGGAACTCAAACAGGTGTTTCTCGTGCAAGAGATATAATCAATGGTGATTTAAGTATCTCAAGCATTAAAAGAATGTTCAGTTTTTTTAGCAGACACGAAAACAATAAGGCTAAACACTATTCTGCTAAAGAAAATGATGGTGGACCTACTGCTTGGAGAATAGCTTGGGCATTGTGGGGAGGAAACGCAGGATTTAGTTGGTCTAAAAAAAAGGTTAAAGAGATAGCTAGACAAGAAGAAAAAAATAGTTATATTATGGAAAATAAAGAGACTAGAATATATAATGGTAACTACGAGGTTCGATTGGATGAAAGTTCAAAAGAAACAAAAGTAAGTGGTTACGCTGCCTTGTTCGATACTGATAGTAGAGATTTAGGCTTTAGAGAAACAATTTCTAAACGAGCTTTTGATGGTCGCTTAGAAGATAATGTAATCTTAACTTTCAATCACGATCCTAACTTAATCTTAGATAGAAATATCGGAGGTACTTTACAATTATCAGTTGATGAAAGAGGATTACGATACGATGCTACTTTACCTAATACAACAACTGGTAATGATGTAGCAGAATTAATGAAAAGAGGTTTGCTTTATGAATCTTCATTTGCTTTTACAGTAGAAGAGGATGATTGGAGTAAAGACGGAGATACAACTCGTAGACAAATCAATAAGATTGGTCGATTGGTCGATGTCAGTATAGTCGGTGTTGGTGCTTATGCTAATACTGATGTTGCACTTCGTTCTAAAGAAGCTTTTGAAACAGAAGCGACTATAGAAGAAACCCCTCAAGTGGAAGAAGTGGAGCAAAAGGTTGAGGAATCATTTGATGATTCAAAGTTAAATTTATTAAGTAACGAATTAAAATTAAAAAAACGAATATGAAAAATTCGATTGAAATTCGTCAAGAGAGAGCAGAAGCGATTGAAAACGCAAACACTCTATTAAACTTGGCAAAAGATGAGTCTCGTGACTTTACTGCTGACGAGCAAGTATCATACGATGGTATGATGACTAAGATTGACAAACTAGCTAAAGACATTGAGGTAGTTGAACGTCAAGAAAAATTGAACGCTGAGATAGCTGCAAACGTAGGTTCAGCTCCAGTACAAAAAACTTCTGACACTAAAGAAGCAAGAAGTTACTCTATGTTCAAAGCTATCAAAGGTATGATTAATAATAACCTTGATGGTGTTGAGAAAGAAATGCACGAAGAAGCTGTTAATGAGGCTCGTTCACAAGGTATTGCAATCAATGGTTTAGGTATTCCTGCTTCTATGTTAGAGCAAAGAGCTACTGTAAGTCAAGGTTCTTCAGCTATTGCTCCTACTAACATTCTATCTTATGCTGATGCTCTTCGTGAAGCTTCTGTATTTGATAAAGTTGGTGCTACAATGTTGACAGGTCTTTCTGCTAACACTACTATTCCAGTTGCTGCTAAAACTTCAGTTGCTTGGGAAGGTGAAAATGATGCTACAGCAGATGGTGGTGCAAACTTCTCTAAAGTTGAGTTATCTCCAGTTAGATGTGCTGCTTATGTAGATATTTCTAAGCAATTATTGTTACAAAACGATGGTGTTGAGCAAGTAATTATGCGTGATTTAGGTCGTGCAGTTGCTAACAAATTAGATGCAGCTATCTTTGGTTCTGCTAATGTAGCAGGTGCGCCAACAGCTATCGCAACTTCAGGTAGCATAGGTACATTTACTGAATCAGCTTTCGTAGCAGGTAGTTCTGTTGCAAGTGATATGGTTACTGCACAAGGTAAATTAGCTGAAGCAGGTGCGCTTAGTGGAAATCTTGCTTATGTTTGTTCTCCTGAGTTAATGGGACAAATTAAATCAGGTGCGCAAGTAGATAGCATATTAGCTGCTATGCAAGGAAACTTAGCTGTAGGTTACCCAGTTTACTTTACTAATGGTGTTGGTAGCTCAGCAGGTGTATCAGGTGACTTCTTATTCGGTGACTTCTCTCGATTATTTATCGGAATGTTCGGTGGATTAGATATTACAGTTGATCCTTATACTCAAGCTGCAAGTGGAATTAACAGATTGGTTCTTAACAACTACGTTGATTTCGGTGTTGCTGATGCAGGTGCAGGATTTGTTAAAGCTACTTCTTTAGTTGCATAATTAAATTCTAATTAATTAAAAAGGTGAAAGGGGTAACTCCCTTTCCCTTTTATAATATCTATACAATAAGATGCCACACGATTACTTGCACAATATATATAACTTTGACAACTACGAGTATCTAAACCCAAGTCAAAACAGATATGGAAATTTAGAGCTATCGGAAGCTGCAACAGCTCAAGTTGTTACAACTGCTGAGTTAAAGTCTCAACTTAGAATTGATACTTCTGATGAGGATACTTTGTTGGCTACATATATAAGTGCTGCTACTCAAATGGCTGAACACTATTGTAACAGACATTTTATTACAGCTAAGTACAAACTTTGGTTTAATGA